TGAAGATATTCAACCAGAAGAAGTATTAGAAAACTTAGGTATAGAAGTAGAACTACCTGAGGAGATGAATATACAAGGTGATATGACCTCCTCTTTTGAAATAACTCCAGAGGGCATGGTTAACCCAATAGGCGAAGAAATGAACATGGTTATGACTGACCATCAAATGAACTTAGCTGAAATTTTAGATGAGCCAACTTTAAATACTTTAAGCAGTGAACTTTTAGAAGCGTACGATAATGATAAATCTTCACGTCAAGATTGGTTAGACACTTTTACTAAAGGTTTAGATCTACTAGGTATTAAAACAGAAGAAAGAGAGGAACCGTTCCCAGGAGCAACAGGTGTACACCACCCGTTATTAAGTGAAGCCGTAACACAATTTCAAGCTCAAGCGTACAAAGAACTATTACCTGCTGGTGGACCAGTTAAAACTAGAATCATGGGTAATGAAACACCAGACGTACAAGCACAAAATCAAAGAGTAAAAGAGTTTATGAACTATCAGATAACTGAGGTTATGAAAGAATATGACCCTGAGATGGATAGTTTATTGTTTTATCTGCCTTTAGCAGGTAGTGCTTTTAAAAAAGTTTATTACGATAACTTACTAGGTCGTCCAACTAGCCGTTTAGTTAAAGCCGAAGACTTAGTAGTTTCATACGAAACGACAGACCTTGAATCTTCCCCTAGATTTGTGCATGTAATTAGTATGACAGGCAATGATTTAAAAAAATCTCAGCTAAACGGCACCTATATTAACTTTGAAGTCAACGAACCTAGTGGTGATATAGAGAGTAATGAAGTAAAAGAGAAGATGGACGAGCTACAAGGCATGTCACCATCTATAAACGACTACGATGAGTACAATATTTTAGAGTTTCACGTTGATTTAGAGCTAGAAGGTATTGATGATTACGGTTTTGGCGTGCCTTATGTGGTGACTATCCTTGAAGATGAGTCTAAAATACTGTCAATTAGGCGTAATTGGGACGAAAATGACGAATTATTCCGTAAAAAAGAGTATTTTGTACACTATAAGTTCCTTCCAGGACTAGGTTTTTACGGTTTTGGGCTAATTCACATGATTGGAGGGCTAACTAAGTCAGCTACTTCAATATTACGTCAGTTAGTAGACGCTGGAACCCTTAGTAATCTACCCGCAGGCTTTAAAGCTAGAGGTATGAGAGTGCAAGGCGAGGATGAACCGTTACGTCCAGGAGAATTTAGAGATGTAGATGTGCCAGGAGGCGTAATACGTGACGCTTTAATGCCCTTACCTTATAAAGAACCGAGTAATGTACTAAGTCAGCTACTAGGTATACTAATAGACTCAGGTAGAAGGTTTGCTAGTATAGCAGATATGCAAGTTGGTGATATAGGTAGTCAACAATTACCCGTAGGTACTACAGTAGCCATGTTAGAGCGTGGTACTAAGGTGATGTCAGCCATACATAAACGTTTACACTACGCACAAAAGAAAGAATTTAGGTTATTAGCGGGTATATTCAGTAAAAGTTTACCGCCAGTGTACCCTTACGATGTTCCAGGAGCTAGTAGAGAAATAAAAGCTATGGATTTTAACGATAAAATAGATATTATTCCCGTAAGTGACCCTAATATCTTTAGTATGGCTCAAAGAGTGATGTTAGCCCAACAAGAACTACAAATGGCACAAGCAGCACCCGATATACACGATTTACGTGAGGCTTATAAGCGTATGTACGAAGCTTTAGAGGTAAAAAACATAGAACTTATATTACCGCCACCAGCTGAAGTACCGCCACGTGACCCTATAAGTGAACAACAAGCAGCAATGACTAACCAACCTATAAAAGCTTTTGAGTTTCAAAATCATGAGGCATATGTTCAAGCACATACCGCATTTTTACAAAATCCTATGATGGCACAGAATCAAGGTGCTATGATGATGATACAAGCTAACATACAAGAACACCAAGCTATGTTATATAAACAACAAATAGAACAAGCGATGGGTCAACCGTTACCTTCAATGGAAGAAGGACCTATGCCACCTGAAGTTATGAATCAAATAGCTAACTCTGCAGCTCAAGCTACTCAAATAGTTACTGGACAAGCACAAGCTTTAGCTAACGCACAGCAGATGGATCAAACTGACCCTATAGTAAGGTTAAAAGAACAAGAAATACGACAACGAGCTCAAAGCGATGCATTAAGAGCCGAAGTAGATGTTGAAAGAATAAAATCAAACGAAGCCATAGCTGAAATGAAAATAGCACAACAACGTGAAGCAGCAGAAATGAAAGAAGAAGGTAACGTTCGTAAAGAGTTTTATGATAGACTAAAAGAAGTCAGGGAATCTGACACATTAACTAAAGGAGAATAAAATGCCAGGAAGAAATATTAAGAGAAACCGTGGAAAAATGGTTAAACTAAAAAGAGGTGGTTCTAAAATGAAAAGTAAGAAGATGAACCGTGGTAAGAAAAAAAGGAGATAAACATGCCAGGAAATAGAGCAAGTATGATGGAGCAACTGCTTTCTGATGGCGGTTTAGTAGCAGGTAACGCTAACCGTAGGAGAGCTTCTTTTGTAAAAGGTGGTAAAGTACCAAAACGAAAACAAAGAGGATTACCAACACCACCTAAGGATAAAGGACCTGGAGCACCTGACGCTATGGAAAAAGTGTTAAAAGGTAAAAAGAAAAAGAAAAAAGGGAGTGCATTAGCATGAAGGAAGTAAAATTAGATAAAGCTAATAAAATTGATCTTTCTCAACCTGTTACCACAGGCGAAATACTAAATAAAAAAGTTTTCGGTATGGGTAAAGGTACAGCTAAAGGCGGAGGAGCAGCCACTAAAGGTTTAAGCTATAATCTTTGCCCTAGCGGTAAAGAGTAAGTGGGTAGCCGTAAGTTCCCTAAGGTAGCTAAAAGTAAAAAAGGCGTACCTCAGGCTTATTTACAAGGTGCTAAAAACCCTAGTGCTAGAGAAAGAGAAATATTACGTACCCGTAAAAAGTATTTATCGGGTAAAATGACTAGTAAAGACTTTGAAGCAGTAGAACGCTCAAGGGCTAAAGATAGGAGAAAATAAATGGCAACGCCAGCATGTGTAAAAAAATATGCTAAGAGTAGCGGTAAGTCTACCTCTACTTTAAATAAAGTTTATAAAAGAGGTCAAGGAGCTTACTTTAGTTCTGGTTCAAGACCAGGACAAAGTTCACACTCTTGGGGTTGCGGTAGAGTTAGGAGTTTTGCTACGGGTAAAGGCGGAGCACGTAAAGCAGACGCCGACCTTTTAGGTAAAAAGAAAAAGAAAGTTAAAAAATCTAGAGGAGGAGCAAGCGTGAGTCAACAAAGGAAAAAAGTAGCTCAAAAACAAAGTTTAAGGCAAGTACCTAAAGGTAAAAAAGGTAAGGGTTTAAGAAAACTAAGTACAGCTGTAAGAAATAAAATAGGCTTTATGAAAACTGGCGGAGCGGTAAAGAGCGCCATAGCCAGAGGTTGTGGTCAAGTGATGGAAGATAGGCGTAAAAAAACTAAATATTTCTAATGGCTAAATATCAAGGTAAAACAGTAACATTAAATAAACCTAGAGCCTTACGTAAAGGTGAGCCAGGATACGGTAAAAAACGTAAAGTAGTTTTCGTGGCTAAGTGTAGCAGTGACGGTAACCGAATTAAACGTATAACGTTTGGTGACGCTAAACTAGGCATGCACAAAAATAATAAAGCTAGAAAAAAATCATACTGTGCACGTAGTGGCGGTATAAAAAGCGATAGATGTAGTGCTAACTATTGGGCACGTAGAGACTGGAACTGTTAATTGAATACAACTTATTACTACAACTGCACATTAGTTAGAGTTATAGACGGAGATACTATAGACGTAGATATTGATCTGGGGTTTAGTACTACGTTAACTAAACAACGTGTAAGGTTAGCTGGTATTGATACTCCAGAAAGTAGAACACGTAACTTAGCAGAAAAAGCTTTAGGGTTAAAAGCTAAAGAACGTTTAATAGAACTGTGTGGTACTAAACTACAACTTAAATCTTTAGGTAAAGGTAAGTACGGTAGAATACTAGGTATACCTCATACCGTTGATGGTGAAGATATTTGTCAAATACTAATAAAAGAAGGGCACGCAGTAGAGTATCATGGCGGAAGTAAAACTAAAGTTTGGGCATAATGGATAAATTATTAAAGTTACTAGAAGAGCGTCAAGAACAATTAAAAGATTCTTTAGCTAGTGGTGGTATACAAAATTTTGAAAGTTATCAAAAAGTCGTGGGCGAATTAACAGGTCTGTCGTTTGCGATACATACTATAAGAGACCTGCACAAGGAAAACGATTATGACTAAAGAGGTCGCAAGTTTTGGTACAGGCGGTGAGCCTATACCTAATAGAGTAGAAAGGTTTACTGAACCTTTAGAAGCTAAAATAGAAGAAGAAACCTTCACCCCTGAAGATATTCACGATAATGAGGAGATGCATAAAAAACTCCCTAAACCAACAGGTTATAGAATGCTAATCTTACCTTTTAGCCGTAAAGCTAAAACTAAGGGTGGTATTTATTTAGCAAACGAAACATTAGAGAAAGAACGTATTTCTACTAATGTTGGGTTTGTGGTGTCACTTGGTCCTGACGCTTATAAAGATACTAATAAGTTCCCTGAGGGAGCTTGGTGTAAAGAAAGGGACTGGGTGATATTTGGCAGGTACGCAGGAGCTAGACTCAAAATTGAGGGTGGTGAACTGCGTTTATTAAACGATGATGAAATATTAGCTGTTATTGATAATCCTGAGGATATTCAATCAGCTTAATATAAATCACGCACTTTAAGGAGATAATCATGGCAGAAGAAGCTATGCAACAAGAGAATGAAGCTGTAGAAGTTGATTTAGAACCGCAAGAAACTGAAGAAACTGAAGAGCAGTTAGAAGTAGAACAAGTACTGTTCAATACTTTGAAGAAACAAATAATCAAGAAACAGACGAAAAAGAACACAGCGAAGAGGTTGATGACTATAGTGAGGGCGTTAAAAAACGTATAAATAAGCTTACTTATAAAGTTAAAGAAGCTGAAAGAAGGGAAAGTGCAGCACTACAGTACGCTAAAAGCATACAAGAAGAACTGAACAAAACTAAAAATACGCTTTCAAAAACAGATAAAAACCTTTATGATGAATACAAGGCTAGAGTAGATACTCAGTTGCAAGCTGCAAGGTCTGACTATAAAAAGGCATACGAGCAGGGCGATACAGAAGCAATGCTTGAAGCACAAGAAGCAGTCGCTAAATATGCAGTTGAAGCAGAGTCTCTTACTAGAGTCAACGCTCAAAGAAGTGCCGAAACAGAGCAGTCGGGAGTTGAGCAACCTGTGCAGGAACAAGCACAAACTTGGGAGAACACAGATTACAACATACAACCTGACCCTAAAGCACAAGAGTGGGCAAGTCGTAACGAATGGTTTGGTAACGACTTAGCTATGACCACTTCTGCTTTTGCTTTTCACAGGCAACTAGTTGAGAATGAAGGCTACGATCCTACTTCTGATGAATATTACTCAGAAGTGGATAAAAGATTAAAAGAGGCTTTCCCTCATAAATTTAATGAGAATAAGCCTCAGGGTAACGTGAACGAAGTTGTAGCAGGTTCAAGCAGAGGTGCTAATACCACTAGAGCTAAGACACGTAAAAAAGTTAAACTCACACCGAGTCAAGTAGCAATAGCTAAAAGATTAGGTGTGCCACTAGAAGAATATGCTAAGCATGTTAAATAAGGGAGAATAAAATGGTAGAAGAAAATAAAACTACTCAAACAGATCGAACTCCTAGATCTGCATCTACTCGAGAAAATAAAGCTCGTAGAAAACCATGGAGTCCACCGTCATTATTAGACGCACCTAATCCACCAGAGGGATATGTATACAGATGGATACGAGAATCTATGGTAGGACAGCAAGACCCAGCGAATATGTCAAAACGTATTCGTGAAGGATGGGAGCCAGTGAGAGCTGAGGAACATCCAGAGTTTGAAGCACCTACTATTGATGATGGTAAACACGCTGGAGTCATAGGAGTTGGTGGCTTGTTACTCGCTAAGATGCCCATGGAAACTGTACAGGAAAGGAGAGAATATTATGCTAATTTGGCTAATTCTCAAATGGAAGCAGTAGACAACAACTTAATGCGAGAAAGTAACTCAAGTATGCCTATTAGTAAACCTAATAGACAAACTCAGGTTACATTTGGAAAAGGTAGTGGGTTTAGTGAAGGCTAACCTACTGTATATAAACTTATAAATAAATGGTGATTTATTATGGCTAATGTCAATGATCC